ACTCGCGTTGGTCGCACTCCGTTCACAGCACCGATTGTGGCTGGGTTCAATAAGTTCTGAAGCGTGTCGCGTGACAATAACAATAAACCAGTGTAAAGCGTCTCAATGACCAAGGATGAGCGAAAAGGTGTAGTTTGGCCGATACCAGCAAACTATAGGACAAACGACTATGATCTTGCGAACGTAACGCCAGATCAAGTTCGCGCCATCCTACGGAATGTTCGGACAGGCAAGCTCGACGACCAAGATCGTCTATTCCGCTTGATGCTCGACACTTGGCCGCGCCTTCGCAAGGCACTAAACGAGATCTCCGGTGCTGTTGCTCGTCTTGATATCGAGATCAAGCCAGGCATGAGAGAGGGCATGGAGGATCCGACCGCACAAGGGATCTTGGTGTACCAAACAGTCGAACGTGCGATGGAGTCATTCGCACCACGCCCAGGACATTGGGAACTCGACAACTCTGGGATGGTCAAGGCGTTGATCGATGCGTATGCCAAGGGCATCTCGGTGCTTGAGATCGTCTGGCAACTACAGAATGGGGTTGTGTCACCTCGCTGCTATGCTCCTGTTCCAGCCAAGTACTTAGCATACCCATCGATGAACATGGAGATCGATCGACTGATGATCGCTCCACAAGGTGTCAACTACTCGACGCTTGAAGACTTTCCAGCAGATCGCTTCTTGATCGGTGTCTGGACTCAAGGAGGCACTCACCCGATCCATGCTGCCAACTTGCGGACGCTCACAAAACATTGGCTTGGAGCGGTGTATGGTCTTGGTTGGCTCATGCAGTACTCGCAGTTGTTCGGCATTCCAACGCGTACCGCGAAGACCGACGGCACTGAAGACGCACTGAACAAGGCTCAAGAGATGCTGGAGTCGATCGGCTCAAGTGGTTGGGCAGCGTTCGGACCAGGTGTCGAGTATGAGATCCACTCAGCCGCTAATGGTGACGCATCGAACTTACCGCAGTCGCACTTGATGGATGTTGCCGACAAGGCTTGCGACATCTTGCTCCTCGGTCAGACGCTCACAACCGACAACACGAACACAGGATCGAGAGCACTCGGTGATGTTCACGCTGGCATTCGCGCAGATGTTCTCAAGATGGTGTCCGAGTGGATAGCATCGGTAATCAACAGTCAGTTGATCCCAGCGATCGTGCGGATGAACTTTGGACAAGTTGCCGCCGAGGATATGCCATACTGCTGCCTTGAGATCCCTCACGCGAAGGATCAGAAGGCAACTGCGGAGCGCATGAAGATTTACAAGGAGATCGGTGTTCCAATGACCTTGAAGTACGTCTACGAGGAACTCGGAATCCCAGAACCGCTTCCAGGCGAACCATTATTCACAGGAGATATTCCGCCGGTCGCACCTATCGATGTACCGGTTGACGTTCCACCAGTTGACCCAAGTATCGACCCACTATACTCGCAAGTCGAGAGTGCCGCTGCTGGATTCCAACCTACTGCTGCAATGGCAGACAATGCTAGGCAGGCACTTGAAGTTCGTCGCATTAAGCCGATGAGCGAGCGAGGCATGACCAGCGTTGGTCTTGCTCGGGCGCGTGACATCTCTAACCGCGTCGAGCTATCAGCAGACACAGTACAACGGATGGTATCGTTCTTCTCTCGTCACGAAGTTGACAAACAAGGATCTACATGGGACGAGAAAGGCAAAGGATGGCAAGCATGGAACGGCTGGGGTGGTGATGAAGGATACGCATGGGCGAAGAAGATTATGAATACTCAACGCAATGACTGACGAAGAGATCTTAGCTGTTGCCGGTGCGTGGTTGAATCCGATCGATTCAATCATTGCTGATCTGCTCGACAAGAGCGAGCGGATGACAGTTGGCGCATTCTACAAGGAGGTTGAATCTGTGGTTGAGAAGATACCACAACTGTTCGGTCAGTTGGACACAAAGGCACTGACTGATGCGCTTGAGAGCGAGATTGGCAATTCGATCATCGAGGGACTAGACCAGTAATGCAGACAAGCTCAAGCATTGGCAAGTCATTCATTGGCATCAACATCAATGTTGCTGGGCTTGATGAGGTCAAGACCGATCTAATTCAAGCTATGTCACCTGCAACTCGGCAGGAAGCACTGAAGATCGGAGCACAAGCAGCATTGATTGCGATCAAGGGATACTACACGACGACAGGTAGAGCAAACTGGATCAACACAACACTGCCGACTCATGGGCCAGGACGCAAGCTAACCGACTGGTGGAAGCTAGTTGAGTCTGGATGGAATGTAGGCAGAGTCACAAGCCAGACAGCAACTATATCGAATGCTTCTACTGGATTCGCTCACAAAGTGACCGGAGGAGTCATCACCGCGAAGCGCAAGAAGTTTCTCACGATACCACTGCATCCTACAGCACACGGTATCAATGCTAGGGATTACTCGCAGAGAATCTCACCACTATTTGCAGCCAAGGGAGTACTTGCTCGCAAAGAAGAAGATGGTTCTATCACACCGATCTACTCATTGAGAAAGTCAGTCAACCAAAAGCCTTGGCCTACAGCACTTCCGCCAGAACAAACCTATGTCAATGTCTTCATCGATTCAGCAGTTGATCACATCCTCTCCACTCTTCAGTAAGTTCCATTTGGGGTTTTCTAAGTTTTGTGGTAATGAACAAGTGATGAGCGGACTTATCATACAAGCAGCATTCCAATCGGACATCTCGATGACTGATGGAACTATCGTGTATCTTCCAGAAGGTCATCACTCGATCTCCGCTACTGTTGGAGGCAAGCCTAAGCGTGTTGACGTTCAAATCGATGAGCGCATCGCAGCATCCTTCGCTGAAGACCTTGGCAAGAGGTTTGAATCCAATGTCCGTCCATTCGCCGGATTCGATCACAAGCAAGGCCCAGCTTCATTCATTCCTAAAGAATTCCGCTACGAGTCTGGGGTAGGTCTTGTCCTCGATGTCGAATGGACGGAAGCCGGTCGCAAGGCGATCGAAGGCAAAGACTACTCGTACTTCTCCCCAACTTTTCTGCTTTCAGACAATGGTGTTCCATCCGGTCTCCCACCTCGCGGTGAGATTGGCTCGTTGGTTAATGATCCAGCGTTTGAAGAAATCCCGCGCATCGCCGCATCACACACAGAACCAATTATGGATATCAACCACCTAGTCGAACTGGGGCTTGTCGAAGCGAGTGAATCGCCAGAAACTGCCTTGGAAACCGCGAAAGCAGCACTTGCCACCTTGCGTGAGTCCGCTCTCAATGCCGAAACCATCGAGGCAGCTTCAGTTGAAGCAAGCAATGACTACACCTCTCTGAAGGATAAGTTCATGGCACTCGAAGAAGAGAATGCTGCTCTGAAGAAGCAACTCTCGTCGAAAGCCTCGGCATCTGCTGAACACGCAATCGAAGAAGCTATCAAAGCTGGACGCATCGCTCCACAGGACGAAGATGCAAAGGCATTCTGGCTCAACTCGATCCTCGCTGACGAGAAGGCAGTCAAAGTGCTTGCCTCACTTCCAGGCAAAGATGCTCTCTCGGGAAACACGATCCTCGCTGGTCGTACCGAGGATGTACCACAACTCACCGGCCTTGCTCGCGTTGAAGCAGCAATCCGCGCTCAATCTCAATCCTAATACACAATCCCAATGCCTAATAACCTTACGCTATTAGACCTCGCCAAGCTCAACTCTGCTGATATGGCAGTGGGCTTGATTGAAGAAGTCGCCACCGTTGCACCAGAAGTTACGATCATCCCTGCTCGTACCATTCCTGGTACTTCCTACAAAATCTCCGCTCGTACCGGTCGTCCTACGGTTGCTTTCCGCGCCTTGAACGAAGGAACGGACGCTACCAAATCGCAGTTCACCGAACGCACGATCGAAGCATTCTTGCTTTCGGCTCGCGTTGAGTGCGACAAGGCTGCTGCTAACGCCTACATCGATGGCGCAGTTGCCTATCAAGCACTTGAAGCAAAGGGTGTGATGGCAGAAGCCCTGTTCAAGATCGGTCAACAAACCATCTACGGAACTGCACAAGACGGCAAAGGCTTCCCTGGTCTTCAAGCACTTGTCAGCACTCTCGGTAGTGTTCTTGTTGATGCAGGTGGAACTACTGCAACCACTGGATCGTCCGTGTATGCAATCGCTGCTGGTTCGCAAGGTGTTCAGTACGTCTATGGTCAGAATACGACCATCGATTTGAGTGCATTCCGCGAAGGTGATGCTACCGACTCCAATAGTAAACGCTTTGCAGCTTACATCGCTGACCTTACCGCATGGGTTGGTCTTCAGTGCGCCAATAAGTACGCTGTTGGTCGTATCAAGAACATCACTGCTGATTCCACCAAGACTCTTACCGATGCCAAGTTGCTTGATCTGCTTCGTCAGTTCCCAGTTGGTGTCAAGCCAACTCACTTCTTGATGAGCCGTCGTTCCGCTTATCAGTTGTCGATCAGTCGTTCCACCACTCCGAATACCAAGCAAGAGTCCTTTGGCGGTATTCTTAATGGTCTTGCAACTGAGTCGTTCGGAATCCCAATCATCGTCACCGACTCGATCGCTGACAACGAAGCAATCGTCTAATTCCAATAGAACACCAATATGGCATACGAATTCAATCGCAATAATCAAGACCTTGCTTACACCAGCACGGTCGCAATCGCTCAAGCTGGAGCAAACACCGCAACCTTCGACCTTGAACAGGTTATTGGCGGCGATGTAGAGAAAGTCGTTTTCGAGCTTTCTGCTCCTGCTGCATCTGGAATCACTGACGCAAAAGTTGTTACATACACACTGCAAGATAGTGCTGATGGTTCAACCTTCGCTGCTGTTGATCCTGCAACCTCGACGACCCAGACCGCATCCGGTGGAGCTGGAATCGCCGCTAAGACTGTTCGCTTCCGCTTTCCAGCAAACACTCGCCGTTACGTCCGCATCGCTCAAACGATGACTGCTACGGCTGGAACGGTTTCTGGTAGCATGGTGGCTAAACTCTTGTTCTAAGGAACAATTACAGCCTCGGATTAGGGTTTTGTCGTTTTTCCCCTAGTCCGAGGCACTCTTTTATATGGCTTGGACTCTACTCACGATTGATGGCATCAAGGATAGGCTTGCTTCAGAGGAATTTGAAGCACTTCTCGCTGAGTCACCAACACCGGAAACCAAGTTAAACGACATCCTCGGGCAGATCGCCCAAGAGATCGTCTCACGGGTCAATGCGGGACGTAGAAAGCGTGGTCTGGTACAAGTTACCAACACAGGACTCTACGTCCCTCCTGGGGCGCACAGGCACGCTTACGCGCTTGCTCGTCGCCTACTCTCGGAAGCATTCCCATCCCTCGCTGAGTTCAACGGTGAAGATCGCAAGATCTCGGTTGAGTCCGCTGAGAACTATCTGGACGACCTATCGAAGAACGATGCTGATTCAGATGACGCTGGATCGTCCGCATTTGCCTATTCAAGCTCGTCAGCGTTCAGATACGGTGGAGCGGCACTCATGGACTTCTCAAGCGCACCATGACCATCATACGTCAAATCGTCGAGAGCATTGCTGAGACGCTCGCAACTCACGACTACTTCAGAACGAACCCCAAGATCCCAGTTCTTGTCGAGGATCACAAGGATGTCGAGAAATCCATCCTTAACGCGATGCAGACCGCCGGTGCATTCGTTCTTGTCAATTTCGAGTCAGCGGAGACTGACAGTCAGAACACGCCTGGCCCATACCTGTCGGATGCAAAGTTCAGAGTGACAGTCTCTGAAATACCATCGGTTTGGAGATCCAAGGCAGGAAAAGTTCCTAGCGCAACCGAGATCGCTGAGGCAGTATGCCGCATCATCCATCACACTCGACCGATGGATGCTGATGATCAACCTCTATCCGGTGGCGTTATGCTCTTCAATTCAGTTTCACAACAAGCGAATGACTCAATGCTTCAGCAAGCAGTCTCATTCACAATCCCAATCGGACTCAGCAACACATCCCCAACTAGATAAGCATTATGGCAACCTTTGATCGCACTACCATTGTTCGCGGCCCATGTAAGATCACTTACGATGGCGCAACCTTTTACTCCAAGGGTGGAGTGACTTTGACGATGAACCAATCGACATTCGACAAAGAAGTTGATGCTTACGGCATGGTTGGCAAGGCCAAGACCGATATGCAGCTCGTTGTTGAGTTTGAGCCAGTTGGCGAGATCGAGGCATTGACGACTCTCTTCCCATATGGAAGCACTACGATCGGCGCATCAATCTATGGATCGAGTGACAAGGCACTTATCATCGTAGCTGCTGACGCAACCTACACAATTCACAATGCTGCTATCACGAAGTTACCAACGCTTCGCTGCACAGCAAACAACACTCAACTCGGATCTGTTCAGTTTACCGGTCTAGTCAAGAACTCGGCCAACCCAAATGCCATCACATCCTACTACACTGCAAGTGCTGGTGCTGCTATTGGAACCGCATTTGATCCAGCATTGATTATTGCCGCTCCTTATACTGCAACTCTTGGTGGAAGTTCGTTTAGCTCATCTGATGGATTCGAAATCTCATTCGATCTTGCATTGACTCCAATCGTTGTCGATGGAATCGGAACAGTGACAATGGCACTCGGGAATATCGGATCAACGATCAGTTGCACACCAATCGGAGTTGCTACAGGGGCATTCGATACCTACTTCGACGGTCTTGATGCTGGTGAAGAACTTGGAGTCGCAACTCTCGATGTATCAACAACCGTAACTGGCGGTCTTAACTTCGATGCAGCAGCAGTCCAAATCATCAGCATCGATCGCAAGTTCTCACCAACTGAGAATCGCCTTGGTAAGTTGACGATGGCAGCTAAACGCACCTTCACAAGTGGTTCGCCGAACGCCTTGTTCACGATCGCAGCAGTCTAATAATGTATGCAGCCGCATTCATAGGAGATAAGATAATTGACCTTGCCGGATGGGATCAAGGTCAAGGCGCAGAGACATCTGGTCTCAATGTGACATATAAGACCAACTTCCAAGGTGTTTCATACATCGGTGGAACGTATGGTCGTCAGTTCTTCCGTCCTGGCACGATGGCATCAGCATCGTTCACATCGAGGTTCCAACTCATTGACGCATCGTCAGCACAATACCAACGCTGGGTATCGTACTTTGTACAGCAGATGCCAGTTCGGTTAGCCAATCAGTCTGGATGCACAGTCAGACTGAGCCAGCCGTGGAACACAGGAACACCTCAAGTTGAGACGGCAACCGGCACAGGAACAATCGGAACTGCTGGCAATGCCAAGATCACAGTTACATCAACTGCGATTGACTCATCACCATTGGTGATCACGTTTCCTGTTACATCTGGTCAAGTCCCATCTAGCTGGATGGCAACTGCCAGAGCATATTTTGCAACAGATCCAAGAATCCAGCAGTTCTTCAATGTCAGTGGCACTGATGCAAACCTTGTACTGACTCGCAAGAGTCCATACGCTGTCAATGACACGACATTGAACATGGCTATTGCCAATGACACTTGCACTGGCATTACTACTGCTCCAACTTCAACAAATACAACTGCTGGAGTTGCGCTCGACCCGATGAACGAGTTGATCTTCTACGATGCCAGCGTCGATGTGGCAGTCACGCAGATCGGCACATCGGTGATCTTGAATACATCGGTCAACGGACGACTTACCTCACCATAAGATGGCGAACAAGAAAATTGACATCAACATCAACACCACGGCAAACACGTCTGGTGCTGATAAGGCGACAAAGAGTATTCAGCAGACTGAGGCTGCTATTGCCAAGGCAGAGGCTACGGCACAAGCAAAGGCAGAACGTGATGCTGCTCGCGCAGCTCGCGCAGAGGCTGCTGCCGAACGTGCAGCAGGAGTTGCTCAACGCCGCGCAGAACGCGAGGCGAAACAAGCTGAGGCAGCATCTCAGCGCAAAGAGGCAGCACTTAAGCGTGAACAAGCGGCAGTAGAAAGACTTCAAGCCGCAGAAGAGAAGAAGGCAAGCAAAGCAGCAGAGAATGCTGCAAGAGAAGATTCTGTATCATCGACCAAGGAAGCAAGAGGTGCTGCCATCAAGGTTCAACAAGCAGGTTACCAAGTCGCCGACTTTGCCACACAGGTATCTGGAGGTACTTCTGCACTTGTTGCATTAGGTCAACAGCTTCCACAGTTTCTTGGAGCATTTGGCCCACAAGGAGCAGTAGCCGGTGCGCTTATCGCAGTTGGTCTTGTAGCATACAAGGTCTTCAGTGGGATTGGTGATTCAGTTGAAAAAGCTAAGGAGCGAGCAGACTTCCTGGCAAAGGCTATTGATGAGGGTGCTTCAATGGCTGCTAAGGCATTGAGCGAGGACTACGACATGGGTTATACTGCCTTGTCGAACTCACAAGCAATAGCAGAAGCACTTAGACAGAAATTCGTTGATATTGCTAAGGCTGAAGGAGAGTTTTCACTTGCTGCATTGCAGAATTCAAAATCACTCAACGCTGCTCAGATTAAGTTGCAGGAGATTATGGGGAAGACGTATGATCCTAAACAGATCATCGACTTCTATGCAGCAGAGAACGAAGCGATAAGAACTCAAGAGTACAACAACAATGTTGCTGCTGAAAAAGCAAAGCAAGTTGCTGCTGAAAAAGCAAAGCAAGCAGCAGATCAAACTCTTGCTCAGAAAACTCAAGCATTCGCAGAGCAACAAAAGATCCTTTCTGAGAGCGAGAAGGAACTTGAGAATCTTAAGAATCAGTTGACTGTTCTTCAAAACATATCTGAGCAAAAAGCAACTCAAGCAGAAATTGCAAAAACAGCAGCATATAGTGGAGCAATTGGTGGATTTATTAGATCAAGATTTCCTAGTGAAGCTGCAAAGAATGCTCAGAAGGATATGCAAAATCCAGAATTCGTTCAAAGAATTCCTGTATTAGAAGCAGCAATCAAAGAGCTTCAGAGTCAAGTAAGTGACACTGGCACTCTTACTAAGGATTTAAATTCAGCCCTTGTTGAATCTCAAAATGCAAAGACAAACTTTGAATCAACGTCACAGCAAGTGTCGATGCAGCTTACTACTCTTGCTAATTCATTCAATCAAGACAATGTAATTGCTAGTATTACAAAGATTGAGGAGGAAGGAAAAGCTAAGGCTGAGACAATCACAAAGTTGATTGATGGTGTTAAACCAGAGACCACTGGTGAAAAACAAGCGATGGAGCAACTGAAAACAGCAGTTGCTGACCATGAGATCAAGGTTAGCGAAGCAACTCAAACCGCAGCATCATTGGCAACATTATCTGGCAAAATCAATGAAGCAAATAGTGGGCAGACTCAAATTATTACCAGACTGATCACTGATTTCTCAAAGATGAAACTTGATTACGATGCTCTCAATCGAAGGCTCGACAACTTGCAGTCATCAAAATCAAATACTTTACCAGCACGATGATCGCATGGACAATCAAAGGTGAGGCTGGGAAGACGTTCGATGCAACGGTGCGTTCCCTTGAGGTTGCTCAGATCGACTCGGCTCAAGTTGCGTTTAAGTCGCTTGCCGAGGATACCTTCACGTTCACGATCTCACCACAGGCGATCACGTCTGCGACTATCCCAGAACTGAAGCAGTCGATGACCTTGTACCGTGCTGGTGTGCAGTTCTTTCATGGCACTGTGACGAACGTGCGTAACGCGATCAACAGCGAGTCACAGCAAGTCCAGGTTACCGTCTCTGGGCCTTGGTGGTGGATGGAGCGCATTGGGTTCACGACGAACATACAAGACGGTACAGGCGTAACTGGTGATCGTTTAAGCGCAGTCTTCGGCTCTGCGTCTGCCGGTCAAGATCTTAGGACGAGCATCCACTCTGTGATCGACCGATGTGCAGCACTCGGAGTACCAGTTGCTACGACTGCTGCTGGATCGAACTGCGCGACGATGACCACATTCCCGAGGATCACGCTTAATCAGTCAACCTGCGGACAGGTTCTGTCTGAGCTTGTAAGGCTTGTCCCAGACACGATGGTCTGGTTCGACTACTCTGTGACCCCAGCGAGGCTTTATGTTGAGCGCAGAACAGTTACTGCTGGCGCAATCACATTCAATGCTTCCACCGATCCGATTACATCGATCGACATTAACCCAATCATCGAGCTTCAAGTATCTGAAGTCAAATTGCCATACGTCACAAGAGCGACAAACGGCAGAACAGTATTCCAATCTCAGTCAGCAGGATCTGGAAGTAGTGAGACAAGGCAGGTGCTGACGATCTCTGGGCCAGAGCTTGATACATTCTTGCCAAATGACTTATTTGACAACGTACTAATAAAAGTATCAACACTATCTGAAGCTATAGGGTATTCTATGGCATCTGGATTTATAAGTAAGTATGGATATAATCCAGTAAATACTTCTGGAACAACATTCACAAGTGTAAATTATTGGGCCAATGGAGGTGGATTAACCATAAATACTTATCAAATTCTCGCATCATCATCAAATGTTGCTGGATATACTCCAGTTCTTTTTGGAAGTGATAATAAGGGGAATCCATCAGACTGGATGATTAAGCAAGCTGGGCTTATTGAGACACAGGTTACTGGAGGAATATGGATGCAAGATCCTGTTTCAAATACTGACTGGACAAAAAGAATTGCCCTTAATACGGCATTTGGTGTTGGTGATATTTATAAATATGATGGAACATATTATAATACAGGTAGAAACTTTGAAGATAATGGGCCAACTATCTGGCTTGCCCCAAATGCAGTTGCAACTGCATATACTACTAGAAATCCTGGGTTAACGCAAGGATCAACAAATACTACTACAAGAATTCAATATGATGTTGGAGGATCACCACCATATTTTAATGATGGATACATAGGTCAACAAATAAGTTTCACAGCTTACAAAAAGTATGAGACTTACGAGGCTACTGTTACAGTAACTGATTATAATTCAGCGACAAAAACATTTACTCATACACCACTACGATCTGGATATGTTGCTGGAACTGGAGGGTGGGTATCACGTCCATATATTATTTTACCAGATCCAGTTTACTATCGTAGTGCTGATTACTCCTTCATCTTTCCACCAGCAGGGCTTGCTGCATTCCTTCAAGGAGCGCAGAGTTGGTTGCCTTACGAAGGAAGCATCAACCTTGTACAAGAAGATGTTGGCGGCACAAGATACCGAGGTAACAGAATCAACATCACCAACTCATTGCCAGCATTCACATCAATGGGCGCACTTGTTGAGAGTGAGACGCTTGATATTAAGACAGGATCGACTACGATCAATCTCGGATGCCCTCCTCGCAACGACTACCGAACGATCGTTGACAAGATCAGAAAAACCTCACAGGACAACATCGTCTACATCTAACCATGCAAACTCAATTTGAAGTATTCATTGACAATCTCGGGAATGTCTCGATGTCGAGAGGCATGGTTCTTGATTTGACTGGAGCGCAACCTGCATACTTTCCAGTAGGTGAATCATCTGCTGATGACCCATTGAATGCAACCTTCAGATTATCATCGAACTCAACAACTGAGTTCAGTGGTGGATCTGGTGAAAACATCTTCATCGATGGATCGCTTACTAATCCTTCGATTCTTACGTTCGGACACTTTAGGAAGACAGCACTTTCTTCATGGTCAAATAAAAGTGGTTACAACATCACATTCAATCCAAATACACATCTCCATGAAATAAATGATGGAACTGATGTGATTGCAACATTCGCTGGTTTTGAGATAAGAAGAGATCTTTACCAATGTGCATCGCTTGCGACAAATGGTGGACAAGGGAATTTCACATACGAGGTCTTTTTGGGAACTGGCACAGGAACTGTGAATTTTAGTTATGATGCTTATTCCATACCAGATTCGTTCACTGTTCAGTACAATGGTGTAAATGTAATCAATACCGGACTTGTCGGAACATCCGGATACTATGATGGAGTTTATGCAAGTGCTGGAACAACACCTGGATCAGCTTCATTTAACAAAACATCAGCAAACCCTCAATATGCTTATGTTACCGTAACTGCACCATTCGCTGGAACCGCATGGAACTTTACACTTGGATGCCCAGGAGGTACGTCAAACGCAACTCCTGCAAGACCACCTGGAACCACTTCAGATGGAACTAAACTTCTGTTCACTGCAACATCAACAGCGTATGGGCAAAGCCTTAATGGATCTGCATTCACACTTGATGTGATCTATGAGAATGTAAGATCAACAAGCAATTTCAATTGTACTGCAACAGTTCAGAATTTGGCAGGTGTCAATAATCCAACAATCCCTATTTTTGCTGGAGTCTATAACCCGACAGGTTATTCAAAATGGGTCAAAACAGTTCTTGTTCCAACAATCTCAAGTCCTCAGCAAATTTACGTTTACTCAAATAGCACCTTCCCTGCTTTGATGTACACAGAGACATCAAATAGGGTTTTCACAAATGGATCGTATGTACTACAGTACGTTGGATCAAGTTCATACGAGTACTCTCTAAGTGATGGCACTGGGATAGTTGCATACCTACCAGCGAATGGAGTAAGCGACCCACAAGGTAATTACCTCGCTACTGCGTATTGCCATACGACTTACGGTATTCCGATTGGTGGAATTGCCAACACAGCAATCTTCCCATCATCACCAGTGTATTTCGAATTGTATTCTGAAGGAGATGGATCGGCGGAATTGTATGATGGCACAGCAGTGGTTGCGACAATAGCGCAGACCGATCAGCTTGTCCCGATTGGGAATTACACTCCTACGACTTACGGCAAGAATACCTACAATTTTGGCGAAGACTTTGAGATCTTGTTCTCAAATACCAATAGGGTTACAGCTTCTGGTTGGTTCTACATTCAAGTCAACTTGAGTGGATCTTCGGTCACCTCGGTCAAAGGCCCATTCTTCAAAAACTTCCTACCGAACAATACGAGCACGCTGAAGAACATCCCGATCGCGTACTCAAATGGCAATGGTACTGTTGATCAGATCCATGAAGGAGTCTTGATCTTCAAATGAAGACCCGACTCGTCTCCCTTGCAATCTGGGTTCCTTTACGATAACGATGCGTCATGGCAGGGACGAATCTTGACTTTTACTGCGGGGAGACGCTTACCATGTCGTTCTCTTGCAAGGATGGTGCTGGTGCAGCTTTCCCGCTGACCGGCTACTCAGCCCGAGGTCAGATCCGTTCCAGCGTCACATCCTCGACAGTCATCCTCGACCTGTCGCCAACAATCCCAACACCGAACAACGGAGTGATCTCGGTGAGCAAGACTGACGAGCAGACGCTCGCAGTCGCGCCTGGCACTTACTACTGGGACGTTGTGATCGACACACCCACCGGCGGGGTGATCTTCATTGCAGGAGGCACTGCCAAGTTCCGCAAACTCGTAACACGACCAGCATGAGTCTTCAAACTGTTGAGATCGAAGCGTTCTCTGGCCCTACATCGGTGCTGATCGGTGGCGGCAACCAACCAAGTATCGTCTACATCAACCAAGGCCCAGCCGGTGCTGCTGGATCTACCGGTGCAACTGGGGCAACAGGAGCTACGGGTGCAACTGGACCAACTGGACCAACTGGACCAACTGGACCGACTGGCGCAACAGGACCGACAGGAGGTTCAGTGTCGCACTACAGTTATGCAGCACGCACTAACACCACTTCTGGTGATCCAACTACCAATCAGTTGGGGTGGAATAACTCTACTCAAATAAGCTCGACCGCTTTGAGGGTTAATCATACCGACCAAGATAACATTGATGACAGCGTATTTTTAGCTCTTGTAAGCGTAAACGACATCCTTATTGTCCAAGACAAAAACGATGCAGCCAACTACCAGAAATGGCGAGTAAACGCCACACCAACTTTAAATGCTACTTGGAATAACTATCCTGTAACTCTCTTGGCTAGTGCTGGCACAGGCACAACGAATTTTGCCAGCAACCACCCTTTGCTTTTTGTTATTTTGGTCACTGGTGCAACTGGACCAACTGGACCTACAGGACCACAAGGCCCAACTGGCCCACAAGGCCCACAAGGCCCAACAGGAGGAGTCTCTTCCGTAGCAGGACGCACTGGAGCAGTTACGCTTGCCAGTGCCGACATTACGGATGCGACTTCAGTAAATGATGCTGATACTTTAGTAAAAAGAGATGAATATGGGAATTTCAGTGCAAGTGATATTACTGTTGAAAATAATTTTTTCGCAAGTGGGAGTGTTTTTGCTCCGAATGTTACATTGCAAACTTCTCCATATAATGGCATATTGCAAACTCTTACGTTATCATCTGAAAGAACATATAATTTTCCAAATTTAAGTGGAACCGTAGCTCTGACTGACGCAGCCCAAAGCTGGAGCGGCACACAGACGTTTAGCGGTGCGATGGTGTTCACCAAC